CCGGTTGGCACGGTTTGTGCCTGTGCTTGCGGCACTTGACAACCATTGTCAATAGTGCTATCCTGTTTCGTGGGAGGTGATACCTGTGATATTGTATGAGGTATCGATAACTGCAGAAAATGAGGAAAGACAGCACCACGTTTTCACGCGCAACCGCGATGAACGGTTTGCCCTGCGGGCTCTGTGCTACACAAGGCATTGGCCCTGCATCCGCATACCGGCGAGCCGGAACAACCGTGACGGGGCTATCTCTGTGCTTGAGTTTGAGAGGAAGGAGAATCTGCTTTGAAAAAGGAAATCTTTTGCGCGGGCGTGTCGTTCACTGGCCGATCTTATACGGCCCTGCGGCAGCTCGAGCGCGCATATCCCGAGATGAAGCGCAGCGAGCTTATCGGCCGCGCTCTGCTTCTGGCCGCGGAGACGGCCTCGGCTAATCCCGATCTGCTTTGTGCGCGGGCGTATAATCCGAGAGGGGAGGCGTGACGCATGGCGAAGCAGAGACCCTTTGAGCTCGCCTATCCGGTTGAATGGTACACGCCTTATGGCATCGCCAATCTAACAGACAAGCAGTTACGCGAAGAGTATACACGCATGCGCGATGCAGCCCGTAAATCTGTGAAGCGTCTTAAGGAATCGGAATTTAAGCACACCGACGTTGCGAAACAATACGGTAAAGGTTTTGCCGAGCTTCGCACGCTCACAGTCAAAACCCTAAAGCAGGCCAGCCCCGAGGAACGTGCTATTGCGCAGGCTGCGACGCGTAGAAATATTGAAGCGGAGTTTATGCGAATGGCAGTGTATATGCGATCTCCCGAGCTGCATCTCGCGGGGCTTCGGAAGCGTCGCGCCCAAAATATCAAGATGCTGCGCGCACACGGATATTACGTTACTGTGAATAATTACAGACGGTTTACCGAGTTTATGGAGTACGCGCGGCAACGATACGGGGCGAAGCTATACGACAGCACGCAGACTGTCGACATATTCGGGGCTGCCGAGCGGGCGGGTTTGAGCTTTGAAGCGATGGACAAAATGCTCGAAATGTATCACGAGGGAGGTGAGGAAGGCGCGCGGCAGGTTGCAAATATTACCGCAGTAAAATCCGCAAGTGAAATTAGGCTCAAATTCGCGGAGGCTTTCGGTTTGCAGCAGACCGCGAAAGCTCTGTATGAAGGGCGGAAGAAATGAGCACTATCGTTGATTGGGACGACCCGCGGCCGATCGAGGCTATCAGGGCCGCGCCGATCCTCAAGCGCAGGCGCGGGAATCAGGGCGGCCGGACAAAATACCGTTACCGCGATATTCTGACCGCATGGGATACCGAGACGACGCGGCTTGCATGGTGTGAACAATCGATCATGTATGTCTGGGCGTATCAGATCGGCACCGACTATACGGTTATAGGCCGAACGTGGCCGCAGTGGATTGACTTCTGCCGGCGCGCGATCGAGGCCGCGGCACCGGCTCGGCTTGTGACGTGGGTGCATAACCTGAGCTATGAGTTTGCGTTTCTCGGATGGTACCCGTGGCGCGATGAGGACGTTTTTGCGGTCGACCGGCGCAAGGTGCTTCGTGCGGTCATCTTCGATGCGATCGAATTGCGCTGCAGCTATCTTCATAGCAACATGAGCCTCGCCGAGTACACAGCCAAAATGGGCGTAGAGCATGGCAAGCTGTCGGGCGAAGAATTTGACTATTCCAAAATTCGCTATCCGTGGACGCGGATCACCGACAGGGAACTTGCATATATACAAAACGACGTGCTCGGCCTTGTCGAAGCTCTCGCGGTTGAAATGGCGCATGACGGCGACAATCTCTATTCCGTACCTCTCACGTCGACCGGATACGTGCGCCGAGACTGTAAAAAGGCGATGCGCACGACCGGCCGCGACTACGTCCGCGGTATATATCCGTCGTTTGACGTCTATGTCGAATTGAGGGAGGCGTTTCGCGGAGGAAACACACACAGCAACCGCTTTTACGCTGGGCTCATCCTGCATGATGTGCACAGCGCCGACCGGTCAAGCTCATACCCCGACGTTATATGCAACTGCCTGTTTCCCGTCTCGCCTTTTGTAAGCGTTCCATACGAGGTGACGCTCGATGATATCCTGCGTATGGTGCGACGGGGCCGCGCGATCCTGACGCGCGTACAGCTCGAGGGGGTGCGGCTGCATGATCCGCTTTGGGGCTCGCCATATCTCGCCCGAGACAAATGCCGGCATATCGTCAATGGCGAGTACGACAACGGCCGTATCCTGCAGGCCGACAGCCTGCAGACAACCGTCACGGATGTCGACCTGCAGATTATTTTGCAGGAATACGATATCGACGGGATCGCGTTTTACGACACGTATCACGCGCGATATGGGCGGCTGCCGTCTGCGCTGACCGATGTAGTGCGCGACTATTACAGGCGCAAAACCGCGCTAAAGGGCGTGGAGGGGCAGGACATTTACTATTTGAAAAGTAAAAACAAGCTCAACGCCTGTTACGGCATGATGGCGCAGGATATCGCGAAAGTGCTGATCCTCTATGCGGGCGGCCGTTGGATCGACGACCCCAATCAGACGAAACAGCAAGTGCTCGAGGCCGGTGCGAAACGTGCGTTCCTTGTATATCAGTGGGGCGTCTGGGTTACAGCTTTAAGCCGTCTGCGCCTCGAGGAGGGCATCCGGCTCGCCGGTCACAATTTCGTCTACGCGGATACCGATTCGGTTAAATATTTAGGCGAGATTGATTGGAGCGCGTACAACCGGCAGCGCATGCGCGACAGCATCGAGACGGGGAGCTGCGCAGATGATCCGGCTGGGCATACTCATTATATGGGTGTGTTCGAGCAGGAAGATGATATGCGCCGGTTCAAAACGCTGGGCGCGAAAAAATACGCCTACGAGGACGAGGCCGGCCGGCTGCATATCACGGTTGCAGGCGTATCGAAAAAGCTCGGCGCGGCCGAGCTGGCCGAGCTGGGCGGGCTTGACGCTTTCGAGGAGGGCGTCGTTTTCCGCAAAGCAGGCGGCACGGAGGCGATCTACAATGACGATGCGCACGGCGATCTGATCGTCCGCGATCGCGGGATGACCGTTAAGCTGCGCCTGACCCCAAACGTCACGCTGCGGCCCTCGACGTATACGCTCGGAATCACGGGCGAATATGACCGGTTACTCCGTTATTCGCATGAGCTTTTGAAAACGCTTGACAGCGATTGACAATGATGTTAGAATGAGACTGCGGGCGCAGCCCGACAAAATTAAAAGGAGACTGTGAAAAATGGAAATTATCGAAATGAGCAAGAATGTCGACAAGAAAAAGGCTTATCAGCTCACGCATGCCATGCAGACGCGCAAGGTGCAGGACGCCGTCGACAGCGTGCTCCCCGTCAACGCATGGGTGCGCTATACCGACATCGACGCGACGACCGGCGAGGCGAAGGAGGTTGTCGTCCTCGAGAGCGAGGGCGAGATTTTCGGCACGATTTCCAAAACCTTTATCCGCAAGTTTACGGACATTCTGCAGGCGTTCGGCGACGACCCCGATCTCGCGATTAAGGTCGTGGCGGGGACGAGCAAGGCCGGCAGAAAGTTTGTGAGCTGCGAAATCGTCTGACGCTGCGGGCCCGCTTCGGCGGGCCTTTTCCTTTTGGAGGTGTTTGCATGGGACTCTATCTCCCCAATGGGTTTGTAAATATGCGGGCAATCATCGGCTGCGGATGTCCTTTTATAATTGTAATGGGCGGCCGCGGCACCGGCAAAACATATGGCGCCCTCGAGGACGTGCTGCAGGATCGCCGGCCGTTTGTGCTCATGCGCCGCACGGACAAACAGATCGGGATTATCACCAAACCGGAATTTTCGCCCTTTGCGCCGATCAACCGCGCGCACGGATGGAATTATGGCGCCTATAAAATCGGCCGCGATCAATACGGGATCGCGCAGCTACTCGAGGACGGAAAGCCCGACGGCAACGCGATCGGCTTTGCAATCGCTCTTTCCACTTTTGCAAATGTCCGCGGCATCAACGCGGATGCCGTCGAAATCATCATTCATGATGAGGTTATCCCCGAAAAGCACGAAAAAGCAATTAAAGATGAGGGCGACGCGCTGCTCAACGCCTATGAGACGATCAATAGAAATAGGGAGCTGCAGGGCCGGCCGCCTCTGATCTATCTCGGCATGACAAATGCCAACCGGCCGGATAGCCCAATTTTTGACGCGCTCGGCGTCGCGCGGCAGCTCGAGCGCATGCAGGCGAAACACCAAACATGTAGCATCATGCGCGATCGTGGGATCGCGCTATACAATCTCGCGGACAGCCCGATCTCACAGCGCAAGGCGCAAACGGCGCTATATCAGGCGACGCGCGGCAGCGACTTTGAGAAAATGGCGATCCTGAACGATTATGGCGGCGACCGGTCGCAGGTGCGCCCGTCCCCACTCGCCGAGTATCGGCCGGTCGTGCAGATCGGGCAGCTCTGTATTTACAGGCATAAAAGCCGGCGCGAGCTCTACGCCTCGACGCATGTGACCGGCAGCCCGCCGTCCTACGGCACGGACGATATGGAGCTGCGACGCTTCGTGCGCGATCATGCGGATATATGGCGCGCACAGCTCGAGCGCCGCGTTTACTACGAAACGTATACAGATGAAATCTATTTGACAAATTTGTTTACTTGATGTATATAATAAACAAGGGCCCCGTGGACAAGAGCAGCGCCGAAAGCGCGTCCACTCCCTCGCTCGGGGATTGATCGGGGCCCAACCTTTTGGAGGTGTGTGCATGGACGTCAATGCTATTACGACCATGATCGGCACGCTCGGATTCCCGATCGCGTGCGTGATTGCGCTTTTCATCCGCGAGGGCAAAGACGCTGAGGCGAGGCGCGAAGAGCGCCGAATCGAGCGAGAGGCCCGCGCCGAGGAGACGGACAAGTGGACGACCGCTCTCAATAACAATACTGCGGCGATCCGCGAGCTTGTCGATTATATCAGGGGAGGGCGCGCGGCATGATCGGTTCGCCTCTTGTCTCGCTCTGTATCCCATCGCCTAATCATAGCGGCCTGCGCACGCATGCGATCGATACCATTACGATCCATCACTGCGCCGGCAATATATCGATGCGGGCGCTCGGCGAGATGTATGCGCGGAAAGAGCGCAGGGGCTCTGCGACATACGGCATCGGGACGGACGGAACGATCGCACAGTTTGTCGGCGAGGAGTGCCGGCCGTGGACGTCGAATAATGAGCCGAACGACCAAAGAGCCATAACTGTTGAAGTGGCTAACTGTGGAGGTGCGCCGGACTGGCCGATCTCCGAAAAAGCCCGTGCGGCATTGATTGAGCTTCTTGTCGATATTGTGCGCCGGAATCCAACCTTTGACGGCTCGCTGCGCTGGCGGGGATCGCCCGCGTATATCGGCATCGTGAAGCAACAGAATATTACGTTGCATAAGTGGCTTTACCCGACAGCGTGCCCTGGCCCTACGCTTGAAAAGATGATCCCCGATATTGTGCGCGAGGTGAACGACAGGCTCGGCGCAAACGGCCGCTATTATACCATTCAAATAGCAGCTTTTGCCGATCCTGAAAACGCGCGGCACATGCTGGAAACCGTGCGCCGCGACTATCCCGACGCTTTCATAAAGGAGGTGAAAGCATGAATTATAACGACATTCTGACGCTCGCCCGTGCCGGCTTTAATGCTCAGCAGATCGCAGCATTGCAGCAGCTCGCAGCGGCTCCCGCTCCGGCACCGGCTCCGGCTCCCGCTCCGGCACCGGCTCCGGCTCCGGCACCGGCTCCGGCTCCCGCTCCCGCTCCGGCTCCCGATCCCGCTCCGGTTCCCGATCCCAACGGCGCAAAGCTCGACACGCTGATTGCGCTTTTCCAGCAGCAGCAGCTCGGCGCGCAGCAGCCGCGACAGATGACCGCCGACGAAATTCTCGCGGACATCATCGCGCCGCGGCCGCCGAAAACCGACGACAAATAAGGAGGTATTAAAATGAGTGTAAACGATATGCAGGTCTATCAGGCGTCGACGCTGCTTAACGCGGTTGTACAGGAAGCAACCGGACAGAGCGCGCTCGCTTCGACCGGCCCGAACGACTTTGTCAGCGTGGCGACTACGCTGCTCAAAACCGGCTATGATCCGGTTATCAACGCGATTTCGCAGGTATGGGGCCGGACGATCTTCTCCGTGCGTCCCTACAACGCGAAGTTTTCCGGCCTCGAGATGACGCTCGACCGCTGGGGCAACGCGACGCGCAAGCTCTCGATTGCCGACAAGCCGGCACGAGATGACGACCGCTTTATCTGGCCTACGGCCTACGATCCTACGCAGACCGCAAACCCGACCGGCGAGGGCGTGAGCGTCGACATGTACCCGCAGTGCAAGCCGGATATCCTGCAAACGAATTTTTACGGGCAGTTCGTCTACGAAAACTGCTACACGACGTATAAGGATAACTTCGACGTCGCGTTCTCCGGCCCCGAGGAGTTTATGCGCTTCAACGAAATGGTGTCGCAGAACCGCCTCGACAAGCTCGAACAGTGGCGTGAAACCCTGCGCCGCGGACTGCTCGGCAACCTGATTGCGGCAATTTATGCCGAGAATCAGACCGGCCGCATCGTGCATCTGCTCACCGAGTACAACACGGAAACCGGCCTGCAGCTCACAGCGACGACCGTGATGCAGCCGGATAACTACGTGCCTTTTATGCGCTGGGCCCGCGCCCGCGTGATGACGCTCGCCCGCCTGATGACGAATCGCTCCGAGCTCTTCCAGACGATCGTCAACGGCAAGCACATCATGCGGCATACGCGCCCCGAGGATCTGAAGGTGTATCTGTCCGCGGCTGCGCTCGATCGCATGAGCACGGTCGTCGATTCGATCACGTTCAACGACGATATCCTGCGCTGGGCCGACTATGAGCCGGTCGACTTCTGGCAGGCGATCCGCTCGCCGGCGAGCATCGTGACGGTGCCTGTCTATACCGGCACCGACGGCACGATCGTACAGGCCGAGAGTGCTGTCACCGTCAATAACATTTTCGGCGTGCTGTTCGATCGCGACGCGCTCGGCTATGCCGAGGTTAACGCATGGGCCGCGCCGACCCCGCTCAATCCCCGCAACGGGCAGATCAACATTTACGATCACGTCAATGCCCGTGCGCTAATGGATATGACCGAGAAGGCCGTCGTCCTGCTTCTCGACTGATCCTGCTTTCCTCTTATCCTTTCCTTGCCCGCTCGCGCACAGTCTCCGCGGGCGGGCCTATTTTATAGGAGGTGTAACAAATGAGTTTGACCGCAAGATTTTACACTGTCGACAAGTCTCCGCGATCGACGCGGCTCCCCAGCTCGGCCCCTGTCCGCTATCAAAATATTTCGCTGCAGGGCGAGACGATCGAGGCCGACAACGCGGCCCCGCTCCCGCTCAGACGCTGCATCGGATATCTGCAGCCGTCGCAGCCCAATAACGAATACGGCGGTCCCTATTATGGAGGAGGCCCCAATCTGACAAACCCCGACCCCGACGTCTCTACGCCGGTAGCAACGGGATGCACGTACACTTATAATGACGGTGTTTACACTGTCACAAAAAACGGCACGGAGGAGCCCTCTGTCCTGCTTTTTCTCGGTGAGTTTACACCGACAACAAACCAAGCAACTATTTATCTGACATTCAATGCTGTGAGAGTTAATACGGGGAGCATGACCCCCAAATACGACACGGCAATTCAATTCTACACCGAACAAAACGGAAACCGGCGTTCTCTCGCCCGCTTAACGTACACAGATAATGAAGCACATTTTTTATCTGAGATTGCCGTGCAAACGCAGCTTCTTCCTAATGTGCCGTTAAAAATTTACGGCGAGCTCGAGCCTATTTCATATTCTGCCGAGGCATATAACGGCACGTATGCCGTATTTTCTGATCTGATGGTGAGCACCGTCCCGCTGGATCACTTTGTGCCGTTCGCAAACAACGTGCCCATTCTTTCCCCGACCGCTCCCGCGATCCTGCGCAGAGACGTAGACGGCGTTCTGTCCGACTGGCGCCTCGAGACGTTCCCCGATGGCTTTTTCGGCGGCTATTTTAACGCGATCCGCGGCCGGCTTGTGAATCAGTGGATCGAGATTCCCAGCTATGCCGGCGAGGAGCTGCCGGCCGAATGGATGAGCTCGCTAGACGTCTACGAGGAGGGCGCAACGCCTACGCTCGGCGCGCAGGTTGTTTACAAAGCAAGCGGAGGCGGAACCGTCTATCAGGTGCAGCCGTGGGACGTGCGCACGCTGCAGGGCGATAACGTGCTCACGTGGAGCGGCGGCGATCTCGACGTCACCTATACCGCATACCGCAGCACAACCCCGCCCGTCCCGCTCGAGCTGCCTATCGACATTAAATATCCTACGGACATTCTGCATCCCGAGCTGATGCTGAATTTCTCCGAAAGCCCTGATGATTTCAATTATCTCTATCTCCCAGCGTTTCATCGTTACTACTGGCTGAATGGCTGGCAGAGCGTTTCAAACGGCCTGTGGAGCGTGACCGGAACCGTCGATGAGCTCGCGAGCTGGCGCGACGAAATCCTCGATCTCGACCTGTATGTCCTGCGCGCGGCATCTGAGGGTGACGGCCGAATCATCGATAATCTCTATCCCGCGGTCGCGGACGTCACGCGGCAGATTCTTTATAGCGACGCCTCACCGTGGGGCGTAGAATCCGGCACCGTGGGTGTGTACGTCGTTTCGATCTGTGGCAGCGGCGAAACGGCATACTATATTTTCGCGCCGTCCGAATACAAGCAGTTTTTCGACAAGCTGCTCGGCGACGACTACATTGATAGCGTAATGAGCTATCTGCCGGATTGGGAAACCGTCTATCCGCAGGCGCCGCTGCAGATCAACCCGCTGCAGTACGTCGCGGGCGTGAAGTGGTTCCCGTTTACGTCCCTGTCCGGCGTCCCTGTCACGCCTGTTTCGTCGATCCCTGTCGGCCTCGGCAGCGTCGCGCAGACGGCCTATAAACTCGCGCCGCTGGCTGTCACGACAGCCTACGACCGGACAATCCCGATCAACTCAATTCATCCGCAGAGCGCCCGCGGCGTATATCTCAATCTCGCTCCCTACTCTCACATTCAGGCATACGTGCCGCCCTTCGGGCTTGTGACGATCAATCCCGCAACGGCGCTGGCCGCGCAGTCTGTGCGCCTGACGATCGCGGTTGATCTCCGTTCGGGAGACGGCGCGCTGCGACTGCTCACGCCTGACGGCGCGGTTGAAACAGAGCTGCACGCGCCTGTCGGCGTATCTGTCGCGATCGGGCAGACGCTCACGGCCGGTTATGGCCTGCTCGATGCTGCGGGCGCTGCAGCCGGAATTGGGGCGTCGATCATGTCGGGTAACGTAGTAGGAGCGATCACCGGCGCGACAAGCGCAATCGGCAACGTGATTGCGTCGCAGGTGCCGACGTCGCGCACGATCGGCTCGCCTGAAAGCATCGGCGCGCTGCGCGGGCCGCTTGTCGTATACTCCGATCATTACGCGGTTGCCGAGGAGGATATCACACACCGAGGCCGGCCGCTCTGCGCAAACAGACGTCTTGGCGATCTGACCGGATATGTCCTTGTCGCGGACGCTGATTTCACGATCCCCTGCACCGAGGAGGAAAACAATCAGATTCGCGCGTTCCTCGAGGGAGGTGTTTTCATTGAGTAAAAACAGGCTGCAGGGCTTTGTCCCCGCAACGAGCCTGCAGGGCGCGCCATACAACTATGATTATGCAAACGTGGCTGAAAGCGTGGTGCAGCCGTCCACGATGTGGATCGCAGGCACGGCTTCGGCCCGCTATCACCGGCGACAGCTTTATCAGCTTGTCGCCGGCGTGCTGAAATTCACACAGCTCGAGGCGTGGGAGAAATGGGCGGCCGACTATATGCCGGCCTGTCTGCTCTGCCTCGGCCGCGTCGCGATCCTGCGCACGGATCGCTTCGGCGTAATTCCGCAGCAGTGCGGCCTCGGCGGGTACGGCGTGCTTTACCAACCGACAACGGCCATCGTAACGAATCCGCTTCTCAGATATCGGGAGCTGCCGATCGGCACGCTATGCAGCGTCGTCAAGCTGCGCGCGGATTGGGGCGGCATCTATGATACGGTCGTTCATTATGCAAACCTGCTCGCGCTCGCGGACGAAGCCCTCGCTGTGAACATGCTGAATAGCCGCCTCGCGTATGTGTTCGCAGCGTCCGAAAGGGCCGGCGCGGAATCGCTGAAAAAGCTGTTCGATGCTGTCGCATCCGGCGAGCCGGCCGTCGTCGCTGATCGAAAACTATTCAATGATGACGGATCGCCCGCATGGGGCACGTTCGCGCAGGATTTGAGGAGCAATTTCATTTCGCCGGAAATCATCAACGTGCGCCGTGCGATCCTCGAGGCATTTTGTCACGAGGTGGGCATCCCTGCAGCGAACACGGGCAAACGTGAGCGGCTGAATACCGATGAGGTACACGCGCAGGACGTCGAAACGTCCATCCGTATGGACGATATGATCGACCACATGCAGCGCGGATTCGCCGAGGCGTGCGAGCTGTTCGGGCTGCCGGATCGCTCTATTTGGGTGGAGTGGCGCCGGCCGCCTGAGGAGATGCAGCTTTCCGATGAGGAGGTGTTGAACGTATGATTCGGGCAACGCTGAGCCTGCGCGGGCTTTACAGATACGCGCCGACCATCTTCGACGAGCTTGTGCTGCCGGAGACGGACGTCGACCGCGACGACCTGATCGAGGCGCTTGTCCTCGAGTGTGCTGATTTCGAAATCCTCTATCCACAGCCGGAAGTGTTGCGCGATGCAATCGGGCTTTGGAGCCGTCGCCGGCTCCCCAACTGGACGAAGCTCGCCGAAACGCTGCATTATGAGTATAACCCCATTCATAACTATGACAGAACCGAGACGCATGAACGCACGACCGGCCGCACATATAGTGATAATGCAGAGGGCAGCGGATCGGGCACAAGCACCGGCAGCCGTAACGCTTTCAATAGTGGATGGTCGGATCAAGATAGGACTATCAGCAGCAACAGCAGTACGACCGAGCGATCTGGCGAGCAGGCCGAGGACGAAGATATCACCATCCGTGCGTCCGGTAATATCGGCGTGACAACGACACAACAGATGATCGAGGATGAGCGCCGCGTCGTCGAATACAACCTGACCGAAGCCATCATCGATGAGTTTAAGCGTAAGTTTTGCCTGCTCATCTACTAAAGGAGGTTTTCACAATGGCGTATGATATTTACCCTTATACCAATCTGCACAATCTGAATCTCGACTGGATTCTGCAGGAAATGAAGCGTATCGCGGCCGAGAGCGCGAGCACGGCCGAGGCGCAGGCCGCGCTCAAAGAGTATGTCGATAACTGGATCGAGGAGCAGGACGTGCCCGAGCTTGTCGCGGATGAAATCCGGCGCATGGTTGCATCCGGCGAATTTCTCGCCCTGATCGGCGGGCAAATTCCCGCGCTGCTTACCAACCGCAAGGGCCGGCGCTGGCTCTTTATCGGCGACAGCTATGCAAACCGCACGGACGACTGGGACGATACCATCGTCGCGGATTGGGGCCTCACACGCGCCGATCTGACAGAAGGAGACAGCTACGGCGATGATACTGACTGTTTCACCATCAAACGGGGCGGTTATGGCTTTGTCGGCGTGACAACGTCGATCGGTTCGGGCGGGCCGTGGCTTGATCTGTGCACGCGCTACTGGCCTGCGGACGTGGACAAGGCCACTATCACGGATATTGTCATCGTGGGCGGTTATAACGACCGCGAGAGCGAGAACGGGGCCGCGAACGTCGCGCAGGTTTTCAACGCCATGCGAGCATTTGCAACCGGCTTCACTGACAGCTTCCCCAATGCTGAAATTTGGGTTGCGGAAACCGGCATGCACAGCCGAAACGTGCTCGACCGGCGGCGCCTCGAGCTGGCATATCGGGCATATAGCCGTGCCGCGGATGTCGGTCCCAACTGGCATTACATCAAAGGAGCCGAGGGCCTTCTGCACAGCCTGAACGCGCTGAATGATGAAGATTTTCACCATCCCACAAGCTTGGGCGGGATTCGCCTCGGCCGCTACATCGAGTATGCGCTGCAGCACATCGAGCCGCCCGTGCCTGTCGTTTTCGGCGAGCTGGCCGCGGTCACAGGCGTCACGTTCCCGCACAACACGGCCTATTTTTCGTGGTATGATCCCGACAGCCTGACCGCACACATGCGTTTTATTGGGCTGTGCGATGCGACATTCTCGGGAGACCCTTTCGCGGTCAATACCGTGAAGGCGATCGCCACAAAGGCGAGCGTCGCCGACAGCTATATCGTCGCGTCACTGTTCGCAGCGACGAACCTTGAGCCGAGCGCAACCGTGCTGACACGGTTCGTGGCGTCGTCCGATCTGCCCGCGATGACCCTGCCGGCAGTCGCGCAGCTTTACCCCGCCAACAGTGGAGATTATAGCTTTTCGATCAAGCTGCTCGAGCTCCCCGCAACAGGGCTCAAAGCAGCGGGCGTCAATCTCTCGGCTATTGATATTTCGCAGTACATCTTCAATTGACAGGCAAGGGCCCGCGCAAGCGGGCCCTTATTTTTCTGTTTTGAGGGTTGACAAGTGTTGACAACTTATGATACAATAGCTTTGGGCCGATAGGCCCGCCAAAAACTGGATAGGAGGATTCAAAAATGGATGGACAAATGTATTTCAGAGGTTGGGGCGTGCTCGACTATCTCGAGCCGACAAAGTATTTTGAGGGCCCGTGGCATTATGTCGGATCGGCCGAGGGCGAGGACAATCTGTCGTATGACATCGTTATACTCGACGGGCACGGCTGGATGGACGTCAGATACACTAACGTGTGAGGAGGGCCGAAAATGAAAACAATCCGCGCGACGATCCCCTGCAGCCAGCAGCTACTCACAAGCCCTGCATGGGGGCGCATCTTCGAGGGCCTGAAACGTCGTTACCTGCGCGATCTGTGGTTGCACACGCCCGTCCATCTCGAGGAGGGCCGCGACGAGATAGGGGGCCGATGGCTGCGACAGTCTATCACATATACGGTGCTCCGAGAGGACGCGACGATGCACTTCACAATCACCGGCCCGTGGTGCTGCATGGAGCCCGACAGGACGATCGGAGGATGGCCGGCAAAGATACGCACAACAGCATAAACGACAGAGCCTTGACAGGTGTCAGGGCTCTTTTCTTTAGGCACAAACCGGGCCAACCGGACAAAGGGCCCG